GAGAAGGGTCGGGGGTGTCCTTGCCCTATCAAAAAACCTACCCCCCTTACTGCTATTACACGATGAACACAGGCATTGTAAATTTGATGGATTATCGTCACCACCTAAGTGCCTTGGCACTATGTGATCAACACTTAGTCGTTCTTCTGTACCACACATCTGGCAACATCCATCGCGCTTAATTATTGTCTCTCTTAGCTTGCGCCACTTGGCACTTGACCCGGTATTACTTAACGAACTACCTCTAGTCAAAGTTTATCCATACCGCAATGAACACCAAGACCATAGCACCAACCAATAGACCTACACCTAATGCATCCATTACTGCCATCCTTTAGTCTTTAGATGATGTAGTGCCTTGCAATAGTTAGGCTCATCATACTTAGTAATCCCATACCTATGTGCTACATAGTACCAATACATATAGAACTGATGATCGTAAGGCTTACCCTTTATATACTCACTTCTCATCTGATAGTAGCCATGATGTGATCCATTGACTGCATCGATCTTCCAAGTAGATTCTCTATACACGATCTCGTTATGACATTTATATTGCTTATCAGTTAATTGTTTATTAGCTAATAATTTAAGTGCTTTTGTTGCATCTATTGAAGCCTCTACTCTATCGGCACTTGCTATAGATAGAGATAGCCCAATAACGACTGCTACCGAGCAAGCTACGCCTTTCAGGCTTGCTCTGAAGCCTTGAGGGCTTCTAGCAGAGAAGTGTACCAAAGGCTCAAAGCACATCAGTATAAGTCCTGCTCAGAACGGCGTGTCGGATTACTTATCTGTAGTATAGAAGCCCGTGCCTCGAAAGATTGCCGGTACTGATGAATAGATTTTGCGCATCGGCTCGTGGCAGAACCCGCATTCGACATCGTGTGGTTCATTGATCTTTAGCTCCTTTTCATAGCGCAAGTTAGCCTCGCATCGATCGTTAGTGCATTCGAATTCATAAATAGGCATTACTGATCCTCACACCAATTACAGGGATTATTGATTGTCCATTCTCCGCATTGCTTACATCGCTTGATGTCTTTGTCCTCGACTACATCCCTGCGCTTGTCATAACCTGCCTCCAAGAGTAGCCCCACCAGATCGCTAAGACGTAGCATTGCTACATATTCCCCAGCTTGTTCGCCTTGTCCATTGAGTCTAAAAGTAGCGAACCCCAATAAGCCACTCTTACTTGTCCGACTCTGGATCTGGCGGAGCGTTCCCTTGATGTCAAGGCCTGTGCGCGCTTTAACCTCGCAGTCGAACGGGACATTGAGAATGTCACGCCCAGAACCTCGACCTACTGAAGCACCTTCCCACCAATGCTTCAGATACTCTGCAACTACCCGCTCTGTGCGGAAGCCGCGGTTTTTCCTGCTACTTTGGGACATTAGTCTCCAGCGTTACTGCGTGGCAGTCTGGGCAAGACCAGGTAAAGCCTGTGGTCAATGATCCGCCGGTAATGACGATCTCTGAGACATCGAACTCCCTGTTACACAATGAACATCGAGTAGTTATGCCAGATGCTTTTACTGTGTCTCGGATTGTTTTGTAATGCTGAATAACATCGACGTCTGGAAATGACTCCCATTCTCCGTCTTGGTTCATGAACTGTAAGCTGCTCATCGTGCCACCTGCGGTTTGTAAGTGCCATCGCTAGATATTACGTACCAAATCGGATCGCACTTGTCGACCTCAGCCCAGCGCTCACCATTCATCGGCTTGTTGTTGCAGCTCATATTTGCCCATTCCTTGCCATTCTTACTGCCAGTTCTCCAGACTCTCTCACCGTGCTTGCAATGAGGGATATCCTTATCGATCTTGGTAGCGCCTAGGACTTCCTGAACCAAAGCAACAGCATCGGCAGCACTTGGCGCAGGGCTTACTGCCTTAATAGTCCAGGGATCATCTTCCTTCTCAACCGTAATCTTATCCGCTAGCTTTTCAGTGAATGGTTTTGGCTGCGCCTGATTGACTTTTGCCATTTCTTCACGGCTAGCTCGTTTGCCTTTCGCTGCATAATTTGCGTTAGCCAAAGCACGACCAATCGCACTCGTCTCGCAATTCTCAAGCGCCGACGTAGAATTAACTCCTCGCGTAGATACGGTTTCCTCAGCAAAGCCAGTAGTCCAAGGGTGTGCATCCACTTCAGTTCGGTACACAGAAGCCTTAACGATAAATCTCTGGAGAGTGTGCTCAATAATCTCAGTATATATTCGACCATCAGGATGTTCCTTCCAGAATTTCGCTAAGCGTTCTTCGACTGTTTCATAATCCTCTAGATTAAACATATAGCTCATTCTCCTCTGTGGCTAGTTGTCCAGCGATGGCAAGGTAAGAAGCGCCGTCGATCCAGGTATCGATCTTCTGGCTGTCCTCGATTGATCGCCCGATCTTGACCAGCGACAGTATGACTGCAACTTGATAATCTTCAACCGGCATTTCCAGGTAGGCGCTGATAAGCCTTGCTGCTCTTGCCATATTGTCAGAAGGATGACCGTAACTGAGTCCGCGGTCTCGATATAAATCCGTTGCACTTTGTAGGATTTCAGCATGCTTCATACTCGTGCCTTGTCCATTGATTCATAATACTTGCGTACTGCCCTGCGGCCTACGATATAGCCATCTCTGTGGCCTATTTTGTAGCCGATAAAAAACATCAGAAATAAAGCTGATCCGATGATGATTTCTAATGGTGTCATATTGCTCCCTTTGACCAGAATCTCTGGCCTCTTGGATTAAGAATGACACACCTAGCAGACAGAACCTAGATCATTTTGATAACGAAACGGTAACAATTCTGCCTCGTCTACTGCATCATCGATCGTGCGCCTGATGTCGTTATCGAGATCGTCCATACCTGCGCCCATTGACTACGAATGTGCCATCCTTTTCAAGGTTAATTAGGGTTACTTGGCTATCTTCAACCAAGATAAAAGCCTGTTGCCAGTTCATAGTTCCCTTGGTGTAACCAGCCTTGCGAACATCCATTAAATGCCCACCCTCGACACCACGTAGGATACGCCCTATTTTGCCCCCTGAAGCCTCTGTAAAGGCCGATTGGCCCGCTCTGTGGGTATGACCGCAAACAACGCTTAAACCGTGCCTACGAGCCGCTAGAAGGGCTGTGAGACCTGCATTAGGGTTAATGCCTTGTTCATCTCCATGGACTGCCACCCAGCCCTTAGCAAAGGCGTATGGCTTCTTATGGTAGGTAATGCCCAGTTCATCGAGCTTTAGAAAGCGCTCAAAGCGTAACTCAGGCAAGGCTAAAAATGCCGGTATCTTTTTCATTATGACGTTGTAAAGCCTATCCGTATGGTTTGAACGGATCATGTGGGCTTCTTTAGAGTGCTCGACTAGCGACCAGAGAACCTCGACTGCGGTATCTCGATCCTCAGCTAGGGTTTGCTCGTACCATCCTGGCGTTCCATCTGACCATCGGCTGATTTGTGGGAGATCGATTTCATCTCCCAAAGTAATGACGCTATCTGGGCGGTATGCCTTAATAAAAGCTGCAACATTCTTTACTGCTACTTCATCGTGATATGGAACTTGTAAATCGGGAACGATTACAGTTCTTTTCATTGTTAATCCTCATCATCTTCATCATCCCAAGTGTGTGGAATGAGGTCAGGCTTAGGAAGAATCCAATCTGGATAAGCTGATGGCTCAACTATTATTGCAAGGGCTAAATCAACCTCGAAGCCAGATTTGCGCAGGGCTCGATACATTTCTTGGAGACTGATAGCCCACGCGTCTAGTGCTGTGTATGTATCAAGGTCGATAACCTTTTTACGAGCCATAGTTAAAATTATCGCTCTAGAAGAATGTTATATATCTCATCGACACGCGCATTGAGTCGCTTAATCTCCGACAGCAAGTGCGTGATCACATAGCCAGCCAATCCACCCACTATCGCAAGCGTAGCAATATAGAGATTCAGGTAATCGTTTGGTGTCATTTTTTAGGGGTCGCATATCCAAAGACTCCAGCTAGTACAGCCCAAAGAATCGAGCGGTAATCTGCTGCAAAGTTAGTCGCTGCCCAAGCAGATAGAAAAGCACCGGCGGTCAGGAAGTATGGATTCTTTATATTCATTTATCTGCTCCTAGTAACGGTATTTGAAAGAACGAACCATCTTGGTCACCCTTACGAGTGAAAGATACATGGCAATGAGCGACGTGCGGATTGCTTCCTTTGTATTTTCTCCAGCGCCAGCCCATGCGAGATGATGCAATTCTGGAATTGAAGATGATGTAGGAAATACGCTTCTCACCGCGCTTGGCTGCAAGCCGAATCTGATCAGCAATATCGGGCATGAGGTCGGGCTTGCCATTCTTATGGACATCTCGATCGATGTCGATCGCTCTAACCACCCCAGACTTTGGATCAGGGTTGTGATCGCTAGGGCGCGTTGAATGACGGAGATCACCGATCCAGCCATCGGAACGTCTATCACGATCTGGGAAGGTGTCATCAAACTGTTCCCTTAACTGTTGTCCAGCTTTAGAAAGTGTTGGTTTCATCCAAGTAATAAAGCCGCTTCATCGGCTGTTATGCCTAGGCGGTCTAAAAGAGCAGCCTTAGCAGCCGCTTTTTCTGTTGCCGCATTAGTTTCTGCT